ACATCCACCCGGCACGACGCAACAGCAGCAGCAACAGAGAGGGGGAACCGGGACAGACCAAAACAGTGGCACAGTCGCTGCTGGTATAGACGGTGTAAAAACATTATCAATTAAGTTATAAAATTGAATAATAAAGAATTGTTATTATAATATAATAGATTCATTTCATTTCATTATGCCAGTTGCACACGTGAGCAGTGGAACCATTTCAACGCTATTCAAGTCGCGAAATATTCTACTTCAGTTACTTGCAAAACAAGGAATGGATATATCCAACTATACCGACTATGGTGTCGCAGAAGTGCAGACAATGTATGCGAATAATCAACTGGACATGTTGCTTACTACCGAAAAAGACGTCCATCCTACACGCAAGGTATATGTCAAGTATTATTTAGCCAAAACACTGCGCCGAGAGAACATCAACCATATGATTGACGACCTCTTCTATTTAGAACAGGTGCTTCAGCCCACCGATACTCTTATTATCGTTATGAAACAGGAAGTCAATGAAACGATTATCAATATTCTTAACGAAATTTGGGAAAAGGACCGGATTTTCATCGTAATTCATTCTCTCGACCGTCTTCAGTTCAATCTGCTTGAGCATCAGTATGTGCCAGAACACGTTATATTGAACGAAGCAGAACAAGAACAAGTTCTTAAAAAATATAATATAACCGACACAAAACAAATGCCGAGCATTTCGCGATACGACCCGGTTGCTCTTGCAATTGGTTTGCGTCCTGGACAAATATGTAAAATAACAAGGTCAAGCAAAACATCTGTTACGAGTATATACTACAGGTATTGTGTGACGAATTGAGTGAAAGTTCGGCGCGAGGGCGCTATAGGTTATTTTTTATCTCGGTTATATAACTGTTATATTACCGATAACCGATAAAGTATTAAATGACAACGTGCGCGCCTACGGATACATTTAGACTTGATCCAACATCAACGTCAATCACGGTTGGTGATTCGTTCAGCGATGTATGCAAAGCAACCAAAATCCTTGATAACTTACACAAAGACTTTACTGAAAAATACGTTTCAACTGCGACAACAGGAAGAACCGTTATTTCTGAAGACCTAAAACATAAACCGTCTTTTCATTTACGAAATCAGCCTATTTTTACATTTGAAAATATCTCACCAAAAAACCGTTTCTATACAATTTTCACGACAAAACGTGAAGGAGACGCGTCATATAATGGTCTCGTAAGTGCAATTTTGAAGGGTGTTTATGACACAAATAGTATAACTTATAAAGAGAATCCGAATTCAATCACGAATTTAACTGATTTTAATAATCCAGATAGTTTCAAAGGAATATATGGTTTACATAAATTAAATGAAATATTGGAAAAAAAAATTACAAGTAAGATTGATTCCATCAATGTTCCTGGCAAGAGTGATAATGAGAATGTGAATGTTTCCGACTTTAATAAATATCAGAAACGCCAAGGTATAAAAATGACATTAGAAGAAATTGCGCATCGCGAAAATCAAATCTACCGAGAGAAATTTCTGAATATTATTTTAATACTTGTTGGTATTTTTATTATTAGCACGCAACTTGTTGGTAAATACTTTTCATTTGGAGACGGTAGTAGCGGAGGCTTCGGGTTTGGCGGTGTAAGTGGCTGGTTTTCTACACGATTTGGTAGTGGTAGTGGAGGGTTATTTAGTCGCTTTGGCGGATTAGGCCTAGGCAGCAGTGGGCGTTCACGTGTTGGTAATTTATTTACGAGTAGCCCATATTCGTTATCTAGGAGATAGAGGAGGAAATGTATGTTATAATATTAGTTATATATAACATACAAAATGGCATCATCATACCGAAATACGGATACGGATACGGATACGACTCAAGAAGTATTATTTCCAAATGCAACTCCATTTTCTCTCGACAACTATAAAAATAAAGGTTACCAACAAGATGGTTTTACAGTGGAAAATGATGACGGGTTAGATAAAGCGATGGCCGCATTAATGACGGAATATGCAAAAGACAATGCGAACAAAGATGCATTCGGAATGCTTACAGGAACATCATTGAATCTTAATACACTTCAAGGCGACCTTATTAATTATGCCCGATATGATACCAACAAGAATCCAATTCAGCCATTTACAGATTTACATCAAGAACGGGATAATAAAATTGGAATTGTTTCGTATAAGGAAGGTCTAACAAATGACCCGTCGTCGTCGTCGCCGTCGTCGCCGTCGTCGTCTACTGTAACCACGACTACTACCGGAACAACCAGTGCAGGTAAGAGTCAGCGTCTCCTTGAACTTGAGAAGAAGTTAAGTGAACTCACTTCAGAATACACGACTCAGTATCGTTTATATACGGACGATCTTCTTACGAGGTCTCGTTTTCTTCAGATAAATAGCCAATATTTGAATAAACTTGTCCGTGATATTTCGTATTCGGGACCGGATGCAAGTGCGGCTTTTTATTTCGTGAATTCCTTTGGGCATACGCATCGCTATAAAGATATTTCATCTGTGTTACAATATGACAATAAGACGTGTCCAACGATTACGAGAGATGAATCGCTCCCAAGTGACGACAAGAGAAACCCTTTCAAAATAACGCCTGCGTCGTTTATAGATATTAGTGGTGGTAGCGCAGGTGGAGGATTTAGCAAGTTTTCGGATTTAGCAAGTTACGATATGGCGAATAATGGTCCGTGTATAACCACGCGAAATGTTAAACTACCTGGTGCTTCATCTTCTGAAGATGTATTTGCGTGGGTAGACGCAGAAGGAAAAAAACATATATACGAAAAAGGAATATGGCCGGATAAACGACATTCATCTTGTATGACATCCGTCGTTGGCGAACCGTTGTCACTCACCGCGAATCAGTATAATGCGATACCAACTGCAGTAGAGGCGCCAATGAAAGAAAATAGTGAATGTTTTCGCGCAAGCGTAGCCCCGTCCATCAACTCCAAATTGGTGGATATTAAGAAAAGGATAGATGAAACCGTATCTGAAATTAAGAAGGAAAATCAGAATATTCTCAACAGTGTAGCAAATACAACTATTATTCAACGAGAGAAGACATTTGCTGAAAAGTGGGCGTCACTTGACGATGATATTTTAGATAAAGTTAAGAAAGTATTAGGCAATTATTATTACCCTGCAGTTTATGTATTTTGGTGTTTTATCATCCTCGTTGCAATATTATGGATATTTAAGTTTGCATTTATGTTTGTATCTCCAGGCGGTGGTGGCGACTCTAGCAATGGTGGTGAACAAGGTAATGGCAATGGTGGCGGTGTATCTTTACTAGGAGTTGTTATTATGTCACTTATTGTTATATTTGCTGTATATTACTATTTTTCATACACGTATAATTTGGATGTGGATATCACGCGTAATGACTCTGATACGGTCTATACTGTGACATAATAAGCGTAACTCTTTTGTTTGTGGATGTCAACAACCAGAATGTATTCTTTGTTATATGTATCAGTATAATACAGAATAGGAACAATGAGTGATTCATCAGATTATTCACGTTTACTTACAAAGATGAGTGAATTAAAGGAGCTTACAGCCAAATATACAAGACTAATCGGAACGTATAAACCGGCATTATCGGTTACTGCTACACCTGACGCCAACGGAAATACTGACTTTTATAACATTAAACCGAATATAAATGCAATTTCATCCACTGCAACACCACTCGTAATTCGCCCAGGCGAAGACTATAAAGAGTATTGGAAGTATGTTGGTGAAGTTAAATCAGGCACATCTAATTCTCTAATTGATAAATCACAAGTATGCTGGAATATGGCAGCAAATGACCCGCGTCTGTTTAAGGCTGTTGTATATACCGGAGATACTACACTGGGTTCAAACCCAGGACAATCTGACTGGAATAACCGATGCTATGGATTAATGTGGGATGCCGCTGGTTCGGATGCTTCATATAATACACCATCCACTGGATATTCTACGATGGTGGGGGGTGGAACCAGCAGTGGAACAAACGGTATTTATACAAAATTAGGAATAACAGCTAGCGGAGGTTCAGTATCAGAAGCATCTGAATTACACGATATTGAACTACGTGTAAATTCACTTGTGGAAGATATTGTATCGGCATCAAAGGCGGGTATCAACGATGACCTAAATAAACTCGTTGGTTCAGCTAGTGATGCTAAGACACTTATTGAAAAAATCAATTATTATATGCAAACCAATGTGGATGACATATCGGGAAATTATTACTTGATAGATAAACGCAAAGACTTGAATAATGTATATTCCGAAATCAATGAACAACGAACACTTCGCGCTAGAAAATATCGGTTTGTTTTTTACTTGATTCTGGCGATATCTATTATTATCGGATATGGATTATATACATTCAAAATTCCAGTATTAGAACAGAAATACAGTTTGGAAGATTATATCCCGTTTACGTGGTGGACGCGATGGTGGATTATTACAATTGTTGTTGCCGTATTGATTATCTCAACACTTGGCTGGGATATGAAAGGAAATATACTTATGGTTATTCGTTATATAACAGACCCCGAATTTTGGACTGGACAGCTATGGTGGGTAGGTGTATCATTTATTCTATTAATCGTGATTTTCTTTTATGCAACCTTTAAGTCATTTTTCGTAGAGGTTGATACTGGAATGAAGAGTATACAAGAATGATTAGATGGTAAATAATCGTCATAATAATATTCGTTGGTATATATAGTAATCCCTATAGTTGTTAATTACTATATAAATGTTTTATCAAAATTCTAATGATTTAGTAAAAAATGCAAGTGCTACATCAGGACACATTCAAAATTCAAGCAGAACGCGAGAGATATTGTTGAAACAAACAAATGTAGGTGATGTAAATAATGATGTTGGTTTGAATGTAAATGGTGTCGGCGCGGAGGCGACCGCGGGGGGAATGGGTGCGTCATTGAGTATCGGTGAAAAATTCCAACATATGGTTCAAGGATTCATTCAGACGATTTCATTGAAAGAAGGTATTGACAGCGCCGGCGCAGGACCCGGAGGTCCACCGGCTAATCCATCTTTCGGAATTGTTGGCGGTGAAAATAAAAACCAAAGTCAGTACATTCGTGATACAGTAAACGAAAATAAGAAATACTCAAAACAAGAGACCGACCATATTGACCGGGTAGATAAAATTATGAAGATAATAAATGAGGGCAATAAGAATAGTCGTCAAAAATGGGTGGAAGTAACTGATTCCGCTGGCATAACAAAATATGGATACATCACCAAGGATGGTATTTTTCAAATATGGAATGCTCCCGCGTCACCTACACCGGATTGGCTTAAAACTGATAAAATGAAACAAAATGCAGGTCTAATCGGATGTCCTGCACCGCCTACAAATATAGAAAAATTCAAAATTGCCGAGACTTGGGAAACGATTCATCCATTTGATATGGTCTATGCACACGACGATAGCGGGCGAAAAAATCCTCTTTTTCTCTTGATAAATGACGCAGTTCGCGACCCAAAAAATAGTGTAAATGGAAAAGGGATTTTTTCTTGCGGAAATGAACGTAGTAATGTATATGTTTCTGAACGTCCGTCCGCAGATTTTCAAATCAATGACCCCATTCAAATCGGATGTTATCTCATCGCCAATAATGTAAAAGACAACGATATTAAGAATCGTGGTTTTATTTTTCAAGAGGATATGACAGAAGTTTCTATTTCACAGTGTAAGCGTCGTGCGGAAGATTTAGGAAGTTCATATTTTTTAATATCTGCTCCCGAACCAGGTAAACCAAATAATCGCGGTGGATGCTGGATTTATACCGGTGATGATAAACCATCAATCGACGGAATCCTTACCTATGATGCAACCGCGACCAAATGTCATACCGTTGGAAACCCAGAAGATGATGAAGATGGATATATGAAGGCGTATACTACATCCAATCTAAAGCGTTTATACGGGAAGAACGATAATAGAGAAGCGAGTGTTGCACTTTACTCGTTGAAACGAGATGGACCCACCGGAGTTGACACAAAAAATAAAAATACTCGCGGTTCCATCGGTAAAATTGCGTATATCGACCACAATGGCGAGAGGCACGATTATCCGGCATCCGCCCTTTCTTTCATTAAACCCACCGTTTCAAATCCCGCGAGTTATATCAATATGGGCGGATATGATACACGTTCAGCCGAGAGCTCGTATGGTCTTAAAGAAATAACACCTGGTAGTTTTAGTGAGTCAGCCAATCTTCTTTACAAGGCGTCTCGTGATGGATGGACTGCGCAAAAGTTTCACCAATTATGTGATAATAAAGGCCCGACATATACTCGCGCAATACTAACAGACGGTCGTGTTCTCGGCGCATATATATCAGTTAGTTTTACTTCTAACACAGGATATGTAAATGACACAAATGCGTTTCTTTATGATGGAACGATGAAGTATACCACAGATAATGGTGCGGGGGGGGCAGGAAATTATGCAGCGTATATGAATGCATCATATTTACCTACTTTTGGTGGTGGTCACGATATGCATATCGGTGGTGAGTGGATGTATCTGAATGCGTATTCATTTGTCTCAGGAAAAGACCGTTTAGCGCCATTTACAAAAAAAATCCAGGTCGCTGATATGTATGGTCCGTGGATTGGTCGGAATATCCCCACGCAAATAAAATTTCTTGATGATGGCAGACACGTGTATATATGCGAAGACGCTCCATACACAAAAATGGTTTCATCTGATGGGCAAGAGAAATATTATACGGGAAATATGAGTCAGTTCAATTCAGCAAATTGGAATAACTATAATACAACCGGAGGAGGCAAGTATCTGTTAAACCGACGAAATGAATTCAAAGATTTTCCGAGACGAGGATGGGGTGCATATGAACGATATAATTTAAAAGATATTGAAGTATATTCTGTTGACGCAAACCGGTTTCCAAAAACAAACCCGCCGGACTATGCTCGTCGGTTGCGAACAATGCCGATTGGCGAAAGTATTACCGCATCTTTTGCAAAATGCCGTGGTATGTGCGATGATGACGAAAATTGTGGTGGATTTGTCTATACGAAAAGCGGTAATTCTACAGATGGTAAATGTGAATTGAAAGACCGAGCGAAGATGTATCCTGTAGGATTACGGATTGCGGACCCAACCAAACAACTGATGTTAAAAGTCCCTACCATAAACGGAACAATAAAGGATGAAATGTGTAAGGTTGGAAATGGAAAATATACCACAATAGATAGCGCACGTTATGCTCATTATCCAGATACTGGTGCAATGTCGTCAGAAACAAAGTGCAATATCAGTAATATCATTCCAAAGAAAGGAGAAGTGGCGATGCCAGATTTGACACCGATGGTTAATGCCGTAGAAAATGTAACAAAAGATACAGTTGCAAAAACGGCACAATACCGTTCACAGACGATGACATCAAGAACAGAGTCGTTTACCGGTCTTTACGAAGGAATGACAGATATTTCCGGTGGTAATTATGCTGACGCAATGAAACAAGTTCAGAGTGACCTCAATAAAATTTCCAACGCGGAATATCAACGTGAACGATTGCTTGCAATGACCGAAGAAAGTAATAAAATACTGATTTCAGAATCGTATAAATTTATTCTTTGGAGTATTTTAGCAATCTTGGCGGTTATCGCTCTTTTGAAGTTGAAAGAAATGTTTGGACAGGATGATGATGATGACGACGATACCAGTGGCGGTGATAACGGGGGTGGATTTTTCGCATATATTCTGGGATTATTCGGTATTGGAAGTGTAAATATCAATGATATCCCAGACAGAACAGGCGATGTTAAGGAAGCATTAAGCTCGGCAGGCGAACAACTCAAGGAAGCAGGTGAGAGTTTAACTAACGGTATAACTGAAGGCGCTGATAATCTAGTTTCTTCTGCGAATAACGCGATGGCTGGGGCGATGGATGGTGCGAAGCAATTTGCAGATAAATTCAGTGAAACCGCAACGGATGCTGTAAATCAAGTAGGAGATGCGGTCGGAAACATGAGGAGCGACTGATACCGCTTCATGAGTCACTGAAGCGAGAACCGGTGGTCGCGGTGGTCGCGGTAGTCGCGGTCACATTAACAATAAGAAATAAATAATATCATCAGTATTTATGAATTGTAAATACTGATTATATAAAGAATGGCATATAAAACAACAGAACAGACACAAATATTGTTTGCTTTATTCGCCATTGTTGTATTATGTGCGGGGAAATTATTCAAAGATTACCTATATCGTGGCGGTTATATTGAGGGTTTGACAGTTACACCAGTTTCTGATACGGTGTTAAGACGTCCTGCTAGCGGAACAACCAATGCAACCTTATTCTTAAACTTGACATTGGGCGCCCAGTTGTCCGCTGGAAATACGATTACTGTATCGTGGCCTACCGGTAAAGGTGTAACAATGAGTTCATCTCCGAGTGATTATACATTTACTGTTACTGGTGGTTCATTTAATACACCACCCAGCATCAACACCGTAAGTAATGTAACGACTCTAACATCTACACTAGCTAGTGGTTCTGCACTAAATTCCGGTTCAAAAATAAAAATTTCAATGGCTGCTATATCAATAACCGCTGGAACCACTGATATTGTAGATTTTACCTTTACAACAAGAGCAGGAACTGAAGCGCCAGTATCTACGCCGATTAAAATTTTAGGTTCTGCTGGAGATTCATCATTTGGCAGCACATCCGCGCAAGAAATACGTGACGCAATCAATTCTATAAATACGCGTATAAATAACAATCCATCCGATGGAGAATTACAAAAAATTCGCAGTGCACTTGTCAACGTTCTTGCATACACCTACGGAACTGTCAAAGAAGCCGGTAAAGTATTTGATTCAGATTCACTATATGAAGCTCAGAAAACCGCGATTGATTTTATCGCGAAAGAAAAATCACGCGCTGCATCAAATGCCAAGAACCTTTCACAAGATAATATGAATAAACGTCGTATGGCACAAATAAATACATATTACACCCGTAATTATGAGGCCAACACGGAAGTGATGAAGAATATTATTTATGTATCTATTGCTCTTATCATATTGGCTGTATTACGGAATAAAGAACTCATACCTGAATCTATTTCTACTTTAGGCATTATTTTTGTTCTCACAATGAGTGGTATTGTCATCGGAAAGCAAGTATTTGATATTATGCGGCGAAACGACCATGATTTTGATAAATATGACTGGACCTTCAATGAAGATGATATGAATAATAAATTCGTGCAACCTACGGCAGATACGACCAATTTTATAGATTTGGGAGTTAGTTCCGCGCCTTGTTATGGACCTGGATGTTGTGATGTTGGAACCACATGGGACCCAGCAAGAAGTTTATGTGCTCCTTCTGGAGGTGCTCTTTCATCCCAAGGAAGTTCTGCTGTATGGACTGCCGGCACTTTAACAATTACAATGAAGATTTCACAGGCTTTGGCAAGCAGCGACAGTATCAAGATAAATTTACCGTCTGGTGTATTTACTCCTGCTACTTCAGGCGGAACCGCATCCTTTGCGAGCACTGCAATTGCATCGAGTCCCGTCAGTAAAACTGGTTCAGAATTAGCATCAGAAATATCATTGCCGGTTATATCCACGGGTGTTGCCGTTTCTGCCCCAGTTGAAATAAAGATAACCGGTATTATTGTATCGCCAAATGCCGACCTCACATCATTTCAAAACGTTAGAGTTTCCACATCAAAAGAACCAACTCCAATTATTTTACGTATAACTGGTATAACAAAAGCATAAATATAGACATTTTATAATCTAACAAATATAGTAGTTATATTATAAATATACGCGACAACAATAAAGAGTATGGGTATAGAGTTTAATGCTGCAGAAAATGCTCCACCTGAAGGAATAGAACAAGCAAAAAAAGGCCAAAACACAGTCATTGAGGTTGCCGCCACAGACAATGCATCATTGGCTATCTCTGGGGGCGACAAACAACGGTCATTTGATGAGATACTTCAAAAATCGCAAAATGATTTGACAAAAGTAAAGCAAATTATGAATCAAGGTGGATTCTCTGGACCTGAAAAAGATAAATATATGTTGAGTCTTCATCACGCGGAATGGGTTCATTCGCGAAACATCTATATGAAATGCGACAATAATATCAAGGAAATCGGTGTCAAATATACGGCTTTAGTAGATGGTAAGGCACAGAATCACGAAATTACAAAGGCGCATAAAGAGTGGAATGATACGCGAGAAAAGTGTAAGAAAAGTGGTGCCGATTTATATGAAAAGGCGAATCAGTATATTGAAACGGACCGACGTGTGCGTGCGAATAAGAAGGCTGAAGAAGATATTTACCCGCCAATAAGCGGGACAGATGGATTTCAAGTTATTCGGAACGGCGGCGGCAACGTAGAAGGTTTTACCAGTGTAGGAAATGAAATAAAGGAAGGGTTTGATTTTTATAATGGTTCAATAATCAGTGATAACAAAGTAATTGCAGCTGCCAGTGGAACCACCCCTCCCGTATATACATACAATGAACGTTTGCCACGATATAAAGATGCATCACGTGCGTCTGAAAATGATGTAAAAACGATTCTTCCTTGGAGTGAATATTATACAGATTGTGCAGGTGTTGATGATACTATGCGACCCGTGTGTGAAAAAGCCAACGTCGCAAAAGATGAATATATAAATTCAATCAATTCTTTATTTGATAAAGCCGACAGACTCATAAATACATATTATAAATTATCAAGTTCGGCTACCGCATCAACACCAGAATTAGAAAAATTATTATTAAATGACTCTGATATCAAATCTGTAATAGAGAATCAAAAGAAAAATATTGCACTATACAAGCAAAATGCATTATATGATTACGAAGAATATAATAGTCTAGCTTTTTATGAAGATACGGTTGGATTTCTCTATTATGCACTTTTTATTCTTTTTCTTGTGATGTCATTACGCGATTTTTTTTCATCCACAAGCGGTAGTTACGATAAACGCAATATTATTATATTAATCATACTTGGAATATATCCGAAATACATCTTACCTGTTGTATTATGGATATTGAAAACGCTTACGAAAGTTACAGAAATGTTAGGGTTGAAAAATGTGCGATTTTGGCGTGAATAAATGAATTACACCACCATCACATTCTTTCTTATTTATGCGTCATCACTGTCGTTATCATTTTGTTCGTCTTCATTTTCATCGTCGTCATAAAGAATACGACACTTACGCCAACCCTTCGTTGTAAGTTTACCAAATTTCTTCGTCATATACTCGTATAACTCATTGCCTTTCGGAATGTTCTTCCCGTGTTGCACAATATACCATTTCTTGAACTCTTCATATACTTCTGTCTTCTTGATGTAAGTATCTTCATCTGCTGGCCGAATCTTATCACGCAAGAACTCCGAGAGATAATCCTGAGTATTGCGATACTTATTACTACTTGCCGTAACTGCTGCACACGTTCTCACTTTTCCATCCGTTTCAAATGCCTTCTTGACGAGCATCGCCATAAAGACATTTACCCAGGTCTTGAGTTTTACATCCAGATTTTTGTCAATGAGGAATTGATACGGCTCTTCCGGATCGTCTGATTTTGGATCTTCGCAAAATTTGGATTTATAAGGACACAGCCGAATACGACGCCACGTTCCATCATCGTTGCTCTTGATATCAAAGAGCACATTTGTGCATACAACCAACTTGAACTGTGGGACAAATGTAATCGTATTTTTAAAGAGAGCACGCGCCGTCATATCATCACCACCAGTGATTTCCTTCAAAATACCCTCATTGATACGGTCGCCCTTTGTAGGCTCTTGCATAACTGCATATCGCACACCTTTGAGAACTGCGAGTTCTGGTGAGGCTCCGCCAATCATTCCGCGTTTTTGTGTTACAGCAGTAATGGGAAGAACCGCCTTGTATTCACCCAAAACCGCTGACATCAATTCAATCAATTTTGACTTGCCATTACTACCACCACCAATATAGATATTGAATGTTTGTTCGCGATTTGTGCCAATGAGAACAGACGCAAGATGTTCCCACATATATGTCCGCAGCTCTTCTTCCGGGAATAATTGCGCCATAAAATCGTTGATTTCGTTAATAGTTGTTCGGTGTTTTTCATCATCAAGTGGTATATAATCTATCTTCGTTGTTTTTGAAAGGTTATCATCGGGTTGTCCACGACGAAATGTCTTTGTGTTGAAATCAATGACGCCATTTTTGAAACACAGCAGTTCAGGTCGTGTATCAATCTTGTCAATAAAGTCTTTATCATAGAATTGCTCACGCACCTCACGCATTATATTGTTCTTGAAACTGGTTGTCTTCAATTTGGTGCAGATATCCACAATACGCCGCGAACGTTTCCTTGCAGATGTATACTGATCGGATGTAGGGTCCAGACCAGATGTTACATCCATAATCTCGCGGTGCTTCTTCGTATAAATATCGTGCATATCTTTTGAAATAAGTGCACGAAGCGAGTTGCCTTGGTCGCATTCCACCCACCGATTTTTCTCAAATTCATACCAATGATTATCCTTGACACTAACACAAACAAACCTATCTTTGAAAATGGTATACAACACACTCGCCAAATCCACATCGGTTGACGCGTCGTTCGTGGTTTCATTGCAAATCGTCTGATGGATGAAATTGTCAATGGTTTCATTACGGATTCGTGTGTAATCTTCAGGGCAGTCATTTTTCGCCCAATACATAATAGAGCGACGCGTAAGACCGTCAGGACTATACGGAAAATTACACCACGTATCATAATGCTTCATTATATTCGTATACGAGAACTTCGCAGATTTTGCACTGAAAAGCATCCAAGTCAAGAATAGTTTATCATTGGTATTGTGAAGTGCAAGGCCTACGCGTAGCCATTTGTCATATGGGTCATAATATTGGGATGGAAGTGCCATCGTATAATGATGTGTTTCGCGAATCTCGTATTCTTTGGGTTCAAGTGCATTGAGCATTACTTCTACTGCCATAACAAGCTCTGAATGATTTGTTATTTTTTCCATCATAATCACTCCATTGTGCGACATCAATGAATCACTTGCACCGACATTTATTCCACCAGCGCCACCACCTATACTGCTGCCACTACCTGTCACCACAAGACGAATACGTCTGGAACCGTCCCCTCCGCCGCCGCCATTTCTACCTCCATTTATTCCTCCGCGTTGTTGGTGTAGTAGTGCGTCATATTCCGCTTTTAATGCTGTATTATTCTGTAAAAGCGTAAATACTGGATATTCCGTTTCTACCGCCGCACTGCCGGTCGCCGTTTGCACTGATAGTTTCGCAAAATTCTCCTTTACATTGAATTTGCTCGTCTTTTCCTCTTGACACATCCAAGCACCATCTTCATCGTTCTGGTCGCGCATCATAATGAAATGGTATTTCAACATATATGCCTTATGGCCCGGTTTACGCGAACCGTATAATTGCCAGTTAGTATGTCCACGCGAAATTCCTTCATCGAGCACGTCGTTCCACGAATTCGTAATCGGCAAGTCGGTCCATATTTCTGGAAGTTCTTTCAGCATTCGCACGCGCAACATTCGGTGAATTGGACGGTCCACCGTTGCACCAATCAACATATGAATTCCATCTTTGGTTACATCGTCGAGTTGATTCACATCACTCTTTTCAAAAATATAAATCGGAATCTTCACATCATCCGGTATAGAGACAAGTGTTTCAAGTGTTTGGATATATGACTGTATCATATCCAATACATGTTCCTTTGTATGCTGGCGTTTGGTGATACTGGTATCATATCTGAAATCAAAATCCACACCAATGATACCTTTGTCAGGATTCTGTTTCTCGGTTAGAAACTCTTGTTTTCCATTTTCAAATACGTGCGCGTAATATTTCTTCCAAAATGTAGGCAATATTGCTGATGGTATTGTATAAACACCTCCATGGACATTCAGTGATTTGTCGCCGATACGTGTATGTGTATATGCTTCTCCTGGTTTGGACACGTGATGTTTCATAAACTGTTCGTAGGTCATACCTGAACACAGCGACTGATAAGATGCAGTTGTTGAATCTATATGCGATTGGTTATTAGGTGTAGTTACGCTTCCAGTACCACAGTTTGTTGTTGTTGCCATACTATCCTGTGTAGTTATCTTTTGTAAATTCAAATGGTTAGGTTTAAAGTTCAATTTTCTCCGAATTATGAATTGAAAATTCTAAAACCTCCGGTTTATATATTCCATAGGTTTTATCTCTAAATTTGATCCCCCAAAAATGCCACTTCGACTTTTATTTTCCATTTTTTGGTCAAAAAAGGGGGATACTTTTATTTTCCATTTTCTGGGCGCGGGACTTTTGTAAAAAAAATATTTTAGCCCGTGGATTTTTTTTTTGGGTTTCAATTTTCGGTTTTGTGACGATATATCGTAAGGCGTGTAAAAACGTGAGCATAATGGTCACGATTATTTTATCAGAAATTCAGAAACCTGCTAGGATTATGGTAAGAAAATGCTTGAATTTGCCGAAATATGTAAAATTGAAATACTTTTTACGAATACAGAAACATACGACGACTCTCAAGAACTAGGACAGAAACATTATATGAACCAGACGACCAATATTATCCGGTTGTGCTCTATATGCAAACAGTCAGGACACGACAAACGTAAGTGCCCCAATCCCCGGTCCCAACAAAAAAAGAATGAAAAAGAATCAAGAGAAATGAATGTAAAGTCACCACTTGTATTTACAACAATAACACCAGAGATGCAAGAAATCATTGAAAATATTTGCAAAATGATTGCGTCCAAACCTAGGACTGAATCTGCCGGCGATTCGGTTGTCCTTCTCCGCCACAAAGAAGTGATTCAGTGGTTATTTGGAGACCTATCGTTTCTACCAAAAATTGAAAAAAAGAACAAGACTACTGATGAGAAAACATACAAGGTATTGGAAGATAAGTGGGGGCAAGAACTGCTTAGGATACGTCGTCCAGATTTGAAACTAGACAAGCAATGGACGAACAAGTTCGGCGAACATTTGTGTGAAGAAATCTTTACGTTGATGGGAAAAAATGTCACCAAACCAGTAAACAGACAGCATTATCAACCGGACGCAGAAGTCGATGATGCTATACTCGAAGCAAAGGCGCAAACATTCTATACCAGTGGAACTGCTGGTGAAAAAATACTAGGTTCTCCCTTCAAATATGCTGAAGTTCCTGAACTTTATGGAAAACCATTGAAAATTATTTGTATGGGTGGTGCCGAAAAAGTGTGCCGAGAAAGTTATGGTAACCTCCCTGGAGAAAAGATGAGTGCCCAAAAAAAGAAAATATTGGATTGTTTTCACGAAATCGGAATTGAATACATTGGTGCAACAGATATCTTGAAATCGTTGGTTATCTGAATAAGAGTGACCCCGACTACAAATACGAATATACTACGGCGTGGTTTCATTGGTAGTAATCAACACTTCATTTGTGCGTGATTCTGGTTCTTTTGAATGAATCGCTCTTCGGCAACTTATTATTGTTGTCGTATATAACGGCGCTGGAAATGCTTCCCTTACGAATGTAACATCGGCGTTACTCATTAGAAGATTCACTTTTTTTTTATGTAATTCAGCACAGAGTGCAAATAATGTTTTATGGTCATCGATGTTGAATCCGCTAGAAGTATATGATACAAATGATGTTATTGTTTCTGGTGCGTATGGAGGGTCCAGATATATGAAATCTCCTTCGGTTACGCGAGAGAATGCATCGGAAAATGGAGATACCGTAAATATAACATTTTTGATGATGTTAGATACGTGTTTAATGTGTTCTTCATCCAAAATTGCAGGGTTCTTGTAGTTTCCATATGGCACATTATAGCCTCGCGGTCCTTCACGGTATAATCCACGAAAGCACGTTTTATTCATAAAGAGAAACATTGCTGAAGCAGGTATTGTCATTTGTTCGTCTTGTGATAATGTATTGAAACGTTTCCGAACCCAAAAATAATATGATTCTGGTGATGTTTGTGCTTCTTTTAATGTGGAAGCTGTTCGGTTGACAAGTGGGTCTTTTATTTCACAAGCGGCGAATTCGTCAATCAGTTTCCTAGTTTCCGTAATCAGAGCATCGGGGTTCGCTTGAATATTCCGGTATAAACCAATCAATGACGTATTGATGTCGCTTGCATATATCTTCCCGTTTACATTTATGGTTCCGTTTGCGATGTGCGAGAGAAAAGCCAAAAGAACACTTCCGCCACCCAAGAACGGTTCGTGATAGTTATTCAATGTTTTTGGAAATCGCGCCATAATATCTTCTATGATTTGAGTTTTACCACCGACCCATTTCAAAAATGGTTTGGTTATTTTTGTATGATAAGTGGACATAATAATAGTATCACGCGTATATAGTATCATATATTATATACTCATTTTCAATTTTATAATAAACGGCATTTCAACAATAGTTCAACATAAAATACATAAAAACAAATAGTGGGTGTAAAGTAAACAATACGTTAAGTCATAATGTCAGACACGCCTGCCACGCCTGCCACGCCTGCCACGACGAAGGTTGTCATACCGAAAGACACAGTTATGCGTCTATTGAAAGACATTCGCGGTGTGATGACCGACCCTACATTGGACGAATGCGGTATTATTTATCGTCATAGTGAAACAGATATGCTTACAGGTTACGCGTGCATCGTCGGACCATCTGATACACTTTATTTCGGTGGATATTATTTTTTTATGTTTAAGTTCCCAACAAATTATCCACACTCACCACCAATCGTTTCTTATTTGACCAATACAAAGAATATTCGGTTTCATCCCAACTTTTATACGAATATGAAAGTTTGTGTGTCTATTATCAACACGTGGCGTGGAGAACAATGGTCGGGATGCCAGAATATTCGGTCAGTGCTTATGACATTTCAGTCATTGCTGGATAAAGAACCACTTCTTCACGAACCAGGTATACGAAGAGAACATAGTGATTTCATTCCATACAACACAGTTATAGAATATTACAATTATAAGTTTGCGTGTCTAACATTATTAACCGAACTGAAAACACATATAATGATTGAGTCTACACTTGTTCCCGAAATCCAAGAGTTTATGAAACGACATTTCCGACAAAATAAAACGCGCATCCGAGAGATTTTGGAGGAACGATTTACAAAGTTTCCGGAAAAGAAAACGGTTACAATCGGAATATATGGGGGTATTACGACCGCAATTTCATATGACACTATATTAGAGCATTATCATAGAACAGTCAGTTCTGTCTTATCTACCAATTCGTCTGATTTGTAATACTTATTGTAATCTACAAAATGTATATACCGACTTAAATTGAAATTAATTGTATCTATATAGTATATACCACATTACTTTCGTCATTGTCATTGTCATTGTCATTGTCATATACGGTATGCATTTTTGTGAAGTATGTTCCAATATGTATTATATATCTATTACTCCTGAAAATGAGTTGCAATATTATTGTCGCAATTGTGGCAACATAGACAATACAATTGCATCAGAAAATATATGCGTTTCCAAAGTGAATATGAAGCATACTACGACACCCCAAACCTTTTCGCAAGTCGTGAATAAGTATACTAAACTTGACCCAACATTGCCTCGGATTCACACCATTCGTTGTCCAAATGATGAATGCTCTAGCAATCAGAGCAGTGGCAGCAGTGGCGTCGCAGGTGGTCCAGGGACAAATAAACCCAAATCCGAAATTATTTATGTTCGGTATGATGATACGAATTTAAAATATGTATATCTCTGCACGAAATGTGACAAAGTTTGGAATACAGAACAACAATGAAGGATGCATAGGGGAAAAAGCGACGCTAGAAAGCCGCTATTTTTATTGTTTTACTATTTGTATGCATAAAACAATAAATTGAAACATAATAAAGTATGATATTTATATATACATAACAAACACAATCGTAGTATTATGTCTCTCCATATTCCACCTCGCGTTGTTGATGATGACAATTCTGAAACGGAAGAACCCGTTCCAGTATTACAAGACGATGAGGAAGAAGAAACTGCATCAGAGCAGTCGGACGATGATACAACTACAAGTAATGATGCGAATTCAACCGATGACGAAGAAGAACAAGATGATGCAGCAGCAGAGCGTCAGAGTGAAGGTGAAGAAGATGATGAAGGTGGCGGTGCTGCTAGTGGAGGCGATAGTGATGAGGGGGGAGAAGAAATGAAACCGAAAAAAAATAGTAAGAAACGGAAAACATCCACGAAAAAGAATACAGAAGATGACCTTACATTACTGGGTGTTCCACACGGTATCCATTTTGACGATGATGAAGATGAAGAAGATGACGAAACTGACGATAACGACACGACTGAATATTTTCAGAAATTAAAATCTGATATTCGCGAAAGCTATGTTGCTACGTATCATCCGGAATCATTGTCACATAATTATGATGAAATACAGACACTCGCGCGTGTTGTGCGAAATAGCGCTGGAGTCATCGTAGATGATTTACACCGAACCGTTCCTATTATGACCAAATATGAGAAAACGCGAATACTCGGACTACGCGCGAAACAAATCAACGAAGGAGCTCCTGCATTTATTAAAATTGATTCTACGGTAATTGACGGATACCTCATCGCGGTGAAAGAATTAGAGCAAAAAAAAACACCATTTATCATTCGTCGGCCATTACCAAATGGCGGTTCAGAATATTGGCGAGTTCAAGATTTAGAGATACTTTAATCACTGTTGAACGGCGGCGGATGATACACCTATAAACGGTTGAAAATAACTTTGTTTATATGCTTGTGTCCGTTTTGTAAACATTCCGTGTGAATGAAACGATGGCACATCAGGTAATGACTGTTGCGTTTCATAGTCGTTTAACGAGGAGGATGAACTATTGGTAGATGTGCTCGTGTTCGTGATCATCGGCCGTGATAAATCATCAAACGTAAACGTAAAAGGACTATATTCTCCATCACTGTTATAATAATGTATATTCGCGTTAGAGTCACTACTATCTTTTTTTATATTGTCGGTATTTTCCCTGGTTACACAACACCTAAAATAAGTATGTAATATAGTAAAAAATTTACACGTCATATTTTACTATATGTATGCATTATATTTATTATATTTTAGACCAACGAACATTTCAAAGCGGCACTTTAGCCAGGTAGAGAATATGTAGAAATCCACTCCCCCTCTACTTCACACTCACACTCTTTCCATCCGTTTGCCTCCTTACATCTATCAGTTCTGTCAATGCTATAGTGTGCTCCTGCGAAACCACTCAAAGACTTATAGAAATTTCCGTCATATACGATTCCATTCCTTGAATAGTCATATGTGCCAATCCAAGTATTGTTAATACCAATTGGATGGCGAATGCGTTGTCCGTCTATAAAGCACTTCGCCATATCACGACATCCTTCTACACCGGTCGCCTTGACTCGTGGCGCCTGCTCTGATGGAGAATCCTCTTCCTCTTCCTCTTCAATACAAGTTTCCGGCCACATTTCGCCATCCATCAGGTCAAAGTATAAGAGAACCTCCTCTTTAGAAGCTCTAAAGAACTCTCTGTGAGGATGAATGCGGTCGGTGTGTTTTTGTAGAAGAGTATGGAGTGTTTTTTCCTTTTGGGAAGGATTAGATACCTTCTTAGCGAACTCAATCTTATATGGTGTAGGGGGTCGCCAAGTATCAGACGTATTTGCCTCTCTCAATCTTGCTTCAGGCGTTCTCTCGGTCATACCGACTTTGAGAATACCTGGCATTGATGGGTTTGAGAAGCAGTAGATACATCCGTCAGTCATTTTGGATATTTAGGTTTTGTTGATGCCGAACAATTCGTTTTACTAGATTCAATTTTTTTGCGAAGTGCCGCTTTGAAATGCTAACATTTCCATCGCTTTCCGCATTCTAAACACGTGACAAAAGTAGTCATTGGCTCATCCGCTGAGCGTGTTTGCAGTTGGTAATATGTGCATTTCTTGGATTTACATTTATTACACGTGAAATTGTCGGTAGATGCCTCAATATTTGGCTCGTATTTTTGTTTGTCGCGAACCTTTTTGTCCTCAATCAGCTGTTTCCACTTATCTGGGCAGATTTCCTGATGCGTCATAAATGCCAAATCGTGCGCCTTAATATTTCCATCAAGAACGGCGCTTGATACGTCTGGTTTCTTCAAATTGATATACACTGAACGTAGACGGTCAATATATAATGTAATAAAGAACGGGTTTGACCATTTTTTGACGATATTATTTTTGCTTGCGTGCTGAATCGCCCAATTGAATATACCCTTTTCAATGTTTTTTGAGATAGTTTCAACACACTTGCTATCGTGATTTCCAGTTGTGTTCAAGATAGCAAGTATGCGTTTGCGAATTTCATTGCGAAAGTGTTCTGGATATGCGATTGAGTCAATTGATGACATTGAAATGGAATGAAATGGATAACGTTTTAATTAGATATCTCTAGTTTTCTTTATTCAATTTTCTGGTTATTCATATGATTCTTCACTTAATTCTGAATCACTTTCTTCGGCGACTACGGGTTCTTCTATTACGTTTTTTTTTGATTTTCCACTCACTGGTTTTTTATTCGTTCGGATAGGTTTAGTGGTAACTATTTTATTGGTTATTAATGATTCCCCTCCATCTGTATCTGAACGTGGTGTATCGTCCGATTCTGTTTCTGTCTCTGTTATAAACTCACTTTCAGTTGACTCTGATTTGCATTTTTTACGCGTCTTTCGCTTGTATCGTGGAGTATCTTCTTGGTCATCTTCTACAACAAATCCATCCTTTAAATAACCTGCACTCGTCTTTTTACAATTAGGAATAGAATCCAATTCGTCTACTTCATTCTCGTCATCTTCCGCAGTATCTGCCAAGTTCTCAAACCCGCCAAAGAGTGATTCATATATTTTATTCCACATGTCCATATTCATATCGGTTGCGCGTTCGTTATCTATTCTGGCAACAAGCGCAATATTTCCAAAAAATAACTGTTCGTCAATTGGAGGTGGAAATTCATATTTGTTCTCTTGTCCAGAACGTCCATCGGTTTTTGCCCAAATGTCAACATAGATGTATTTTGTATCATTTTCTGATTCTCGGTTTCGGTTTCGGTATTTCCAGGTATGACGACACGTAAATCCTTCTGGATTCCGGAATCCACATTTTTTAGATAACAAAATGACAAGTTCTTCAATAGTCGTCTCTTTTTTTGTTTCAACAACGCACTCTGAAAGTGAACCGGTTTTTGAAACAATAATTATTGTTGTTTTCGTCAATGCGGTGGAAGTTGGCATTATCTGTATAAATAACGCGTTTTGTTTCTATATTGTTTCATAATTACCGCAGACAAATGAAATGAAATGAAATGACATAAACACATATTGTTATGATAAGACACCCATCCATCGCCACACTTACAATGGATAAACATAATCATTACCGTTCACAGAAAAAAGGACAAAATGCACGACAGGCGATGATGATATCCGGACTAGATACGATTTACAGAAACAATACGACTACGCATTTTATTCAAACAAGGCAACAGACTGAACCAAGAATTTATTTACTGGATATCACATTAAAAGATATCAATGCGCGATATTCAAAAATACATCAAATTATTGAAAATGGACGTCTTCGTCCAAAAGGAACTGAATTATTTTTCGTAGATAAAACGTTATGTCATTTTATCATAACACAAGATGCGATGTATGAGATTCGTGTAAATCATCATTCAGGAACACGAGAACAATGTTTATACGAAATTCATCCAGTAGATGGTAATGTTCGCACGATGGAAATTACGAATACACGGCTCCAAGCACCAGTCCCACTTCTTATTGATGAAAGTTATTATGAATTAAATACAACGGCTGATACTACGAGACAAACTATTTCAACATATAATACCGTTATACGATACGTCAAAAAAGTAATACGAACTCATCCGAAATCTATGAATGCATTTGTTTTTATTTTCAACGAAAAAGAGACGGATATTCTTGATTTTTATATAACCACTGAAAATGGTGTTATCTCACATTCGGATATAATAACACGAACGTGTGCCGACGATATTCTTTCGTTTATACAACACTTCAAATTATGTTCGTAATATACACCTGAATACAATATAATTACATCATAATCATATCATAATCATAATCATTATGTGGTGGTTTATTCAAAATATTTTATTTTCTATTAGCTTGATTGTTATTCTCCATTATCTGTATATCTATTTTGAAACTACATTGACTGCACCAAAAGTAAAAGATTTAATACATTGTCCGAAACAGAAATACAAATCATTATTTGATACAATTCATAAAAATTTAGATAATTCAAAATCCATATCGTCGGCACATTTACAGAGTAATCATTTAGGAATACCCGATACCAGCGATTTATATGATACAAAAGATATCGTTCCTTCTTCCACTACTTCTAATCCAAATGATATGAAAACCGATCTAAAAACATTTTTACGTGGTATCGGGTTAAAAACCAAATCTTCAAATGAACATTTTCGTGCGAGTTATGAAACGAGTTAAAGATATCTCGTGTATCATATGTAGATACGACACATTATTACACACTATGGCAACATACCGCCCTTCTCACAAGAATCATCATCAACAACATCGTTGTAATGACAAAAATAGTTCACAAGATACCGAGAGATTATTGGAACGTTTTCCAACTACGCGACTTTCTTATGAAACAACTATTCATAAGAACGAATCATCATCATTACCTGCTGCATCCGGTTATAACTGTTTTATTCTTCCAAAGGGGAAACGGTGTATCGCGTGGGTTACAGAATGGAATCGCAGAAAAGTCGTTGTAATCATTGATATTGTCAATGCAAGTAGCGGCGGTCCGTTATCACCCGTCATTTCTAAATTTCATCAGGAAAATCGCTGGGTTCCTGGTTCGGTTACGATGTATGATGCGTGTATAGATAATACACTCGCATATGGAACGGTATTTGGCGGTGTCATATTTCGCTTGACTGAAAAGACGTATTTCTCTATTCATACAATTTATTGGTATAAAGGAGAGTCAATACCCACGCTTACGTTATCCGGACATATTCGGTTGTGTGAACAAATATTTAGTGAAGGAAATATTCGGCAAATTGCATATACAAAACAAAACAGTATCATATTTGGTTTGCCTGTATTATGTTATTCAGAACAAGATGCTGAAACTGTGGCACAAGGATTACCATATCAGGTATTTGCAATACAGTATCGTTATCATACACATACAAGAGTTGTTCAACGGTTATATCAATCATCAAGTGCAGTTAACTCCCGAATAAACCGTCAATCAGAACAAGTCAATGTCCCTGTCCATGTCCCTGTCCCTGTCCCTGTCCCTGAGCCAAAACGAATACCATATATTGCACCAACCGATGAAATGCTTACCAATATTCAATCCATATTTATTGTGCGTCCTAACATTCAAAATGATATATACGAATTATTCGTTATTCCATCTACAAATCACACAAAGGAACCGATATTTCACAATTTTGCACATATACCCAGCTATAACACAAGTATTATGATGAATCGTTTATTTCGTAATATTGCAGAAAATCAGCGTTTAGATGCATTAGAGGAAAGTGATGATGAAAATGACTTTGAAAATATAGAACCAGATAAATATGTTTCACTTCATAAGGAGTATATGATGATATGTCGGTTTCATAAACGATTTTGTCGGTGGGTTCCAATTCAAGTGGCGCCTACTGGCTCTACCGTTAGCACTCACCAACAAATTAAACAACACGAGATTCATTATTTGAATACTAGACGATTTACACATATCAAGAAATAATAGAAAAGGTGTAAAAGAGAATAGATATAAAAGTAATGTTATATATTATTTAGCGTAAAGCGTAAACGGTTTGATATGTTATCGTGGTCTTTATTTTATCGTCATCGTTTGATAGACTTGATTCGGCATATAAGAAGAAAGTTACCAGATGTTCGTTTGTGTTATGCAGTTTCGTCATCTTCATCACCGGCGGTGATATCCATTCTTCGTGAACATCGGATACCAATGATATGTCATAATTCAAGGCAACTATCACTTGTTGGCGATGAATCATTGGTTATTGCGGGGAGACGATTTCATTCGTCGTTACAAGAATCTATTGTGCGAAGTGTGCACGAAATCAGAGTTGAACCTTCTCCTCCACTTCTTTGGGTGTATAGTGCTATTTCAAACGATGGGGTCGCAGTTTCAAAAGAAATGTTTGAATATATATGGGCGCGTAAATATATACTAAATGGTATCGTATTTAATGTGAACAATTTCAGCAATAGGATAAGCACCATCCCACCTACGATGTATAGCTATAAAATCGGATTGGACTACGTATTTAGAAATATCATCGTTCCATTTGAAAAAGAGTATGCAATTCAAACTCCTGCAGTAATGATAGATGCACGAAACCATATTACGCAAATGTCACAAGTAGATGAACTATCGTCTATCCTTTCGGAAAGGAAAATGTCGCTGTCGTCGCAGTCGTCGCAACAATGCACCGATTTGCATTTGATACTTGGCCAAATCATAGATCACCCATTATAGATATTTATTGTATTACTTGTATGTATATACAATGTCTGTGTCATCTGAAACTATTTCACAAGAACCGCTATCTGGCGGGGATGCATCTAGAAAGAATAGAAAAATTCGTCTTTCAGGAGAGCATATGAATCTTCAACCGTCTGCACCTATCAGTGGTCAGAAAATCCGAAAAATTAAGCCTTTTATTTTTCGCGACAAAAAGAAATATCTAGCGCGTTTACATTCCTCTCCTTGCCGTTCAAAAAGCCAGAAAAAATGCAACAGTTTGAAATGGAAGACTAGTTGTAAATATGCTCGTGGAACCAAACGTGCATTCTGCCGCAGACGCACAAATAAGAATTATCGGTCATAATAACAATAATATCATTCTATAATAGAATATCACTTTATTATAGAATACAATGTTTCTGAATTCAAATCCATTGGCTGAACATAATGCTGGAATCGCATTGTCTAGCAGAGATATTCCCTCTCAAAATGGTGCAACTGGTAACATGTATACCGGACAAGCGGGTCGCGCATTCGTTCAAGGGGGTGGAGGAATGAGCCAATTTCATTCGTTTGATGGTGGAAATGCGGATAGTGCATATGCTCGTGGGTCGTATGCACCGGTTACTGTTGGGTATAACTCGGTTACGCGTGGTGGTGGTGGACGACGAAGACGTGTTCATCGTAAAACAAAGAATAACAGTAAAAAACATAAGTGCGATATTATCACTGGAGTTGGTGGACGACGACATATGACTCGTTGTCGTTCGTGTTGTCATCGGCATATGAAAAATAGGTCGTCGTCGTCGTCGTCGTCGTCGTCGTATCGCAAAAAACATCGCTTATCTCGTTCTCGTCGCGCTGGTCGGCGTTTCGGACAAAATGGGGGTAACGCCGCATATTCTATTGCGGGTGCAGGAACCGATGTATCTCCTAGAACGACGATGTTGGCAAATCCAGCGCCTTATACGGCATATAACAGTTGCCATCCAGTGTAATACTCTTCCCTATTTTACATCATCATCATCATCTTTTTATTCCGTCAACTGAAAGAGACACTTCCCGTTCATTTTTGGTATGGTTGATTTCATTTTTGATTTTGCACTTGTTTCTGTTGTTACCGAGAGAACACCAGTCTCTTCGTCAATTTCAATGATATCCGCGTCGGCAATAGAAGAAGATGATGCTGCAATCGTGTTTGCTGCAGTTTTCGGCTCATATTTCACAGTCCATTTGTTTTTATAATACCCATCTGAATCTGTCATTATAATACGATATTTTTGCTTAATGTAGTATGTTTGACGTTTCAGCCATTGGCTGCGGAATACGT